CTTCGCTCAATGGGGTCGCGTAGGTGTCGCCTTCCCATGCCATGCCGATGGAGAAGCTGTTGACATCTTTTCGGCCTTGCCACGAGGAGACGCCGGCGTGCCAGGTTCGCTGGGTGGGCAGGGCGAGGGCGGTGCGTTTGCCGTTCCTCGCAATGATGCAGTGGTAGGAGACTTTGCTGACGGGATCGCAGCACCAGGAGACGGATCCGGCATAGGCTCCGCTCGTGTGATGCAAAACCACATGCGTCGGTTTGATGACGCGGCCGGCGCTGATGTTGGGCGTGCGCTTGTTGGTTTGCTGGTAGTATTTCGGCTCGGGCTTGATGGTGCCGGAGGTTTTGGCGGGCTTTGGCGCTGTCTTCGCTGTCTTCGCTGTCTTCGCGGGCTTCGGCTCAGGCGCTGGCGCGGGGGACACCTGCGGCTTGGGGAGCATGAAGAAGCGGGCGAGGAGGCTGATCATTTGTCTTTGAGAGCCGGAAGGGTTTTTTGGAACTCGCCGAGGGCGTTCCAGAGGTCGCGGTTCGCGGCTTCGCTGTCGGTCAGGCGTGGCTCAAAGCGCACGGTGGCGCGGATGTGGAGCGTGCCTGCTTCACCGATGCGGTCTCCGAATGGAGGCATTGGGACGGCCACGCACGAGGTCAAGAATGCCATGGCGATGCAGAGCCAGCCGAGGATCATCAACACGGCGGCGACTTGCTTGGGGTTCATTTTCCTTTTCGGAAAATGTTGATCGCGCCGACGAGGCCGAGCCCGGCGGCGATGATCTGGTTTTGCATCTCGGGCTCAAGCTTCACGCCAAGGGCGACGGCGACCAAAATCAAACCGCGCCATGTGCTGTTTTCGCTGAGACGATCGAGGACAAAGAAGAGTGCTTTCATCGAATGGGCGGGGGTGTCAAAGCGGCTTCGATCCGTTTTGTGCGCTCATCGATGCGGGCCAATGTCTCGGCGCGCTCGCTGGCGATGCTTTCGATTTGGCGGAGGCGGGCTTCTTGGCGCTCGTTGTCGGCTTCCACGCGGTGGACCTTCTCGGGAAGGATGAGCCATGCTTGGGAGGCTGAGAAGATCGTGAGGAGCAACGCGCCGACGGCGATGGCCTCCCCGAAGGAGAGGCGAACGCCGGGGCGATTGCGGACGGTTTCCGTGGACATCTTAGCTATTAGCCTGAGCTAAAAGATTCCCCACAATCGCAGTCGTCGCCACATTGGCGAGGCGCTCGGTGTTCAAGGCCGAGACCTTGGCGAGTTCGGCGGTCAGTTCGGTGCGGACTTGGCTTGCCACGGTGGCGGCACTTGGGGCTGTTGCGCCACTCACAGGGGCGTCAATGCGGGCGAGTTCGGTGGCGAGTTCCACGCGGACCTCGTCGGCGATGGCGGCTGCGGTTGGGACGGTCGGCGCATTAGTGAGGGTCGTGACGGTCGCCAGCGTGCCGGATGGCGCGAGGCGGGAGCTGATAGCGGCGTCGATGCGGCCGAGTTCGACCGAGAGCTCGGTGCGGACTTGGCTGGCGATTTCGGCTTCGGTCGGGACATCGGGCGAGTTGGTGAGGGTATCCACGGTGCCGCCGGTGATCTCTTTGGTGCTGGCGCTCCACACGGCGCTGGCCACAGAGGCCGCGCTCGGAGCGGCATCGGTGGGGATGCTGTCGAGTTTTCCGCCGCTGCGCTCGAGGTCGGAGCGGATGGCCGCCACGAGGGCGATTTCGTCCACATTCTGGTTGCCGATTGCGCCCACGATGGCGTTGAGGACGGCTTGGCCGTCGCCTTCGTTGAGGAGCGATCCTTCGACTGCGGTTGCGATTTGCGCGGTGGTCGGGATGTCGGATACCGCTGCGGGCGAGGCCGGGAGGTTGTCGGTTTTGCTCTTGATCGCGGAGATGTCCGAGTTGGCCGGGGCGGTGTAGGAGGCCGAGGCGAGGCGGCTTGAGACGCTTGCATCGAGGTTGGAAAGCTCGGTCAGCTCGGTGCGCACGGCCGTGGCCACCGAAGCGGCACTAGGCACGCTCGGGAGGTCGCCGGTCGTGAGGGTTGAACGGCTCGAGATCGTTGCGTCGAGGTTTGCCAGCTTGGTGCTGTTGCTGTCCATCTCCTGCCGGATTTGGACGACGCTTGGAACCGTAGGCGCATTCGTGAGCGTTGTTGCGGTATCGACCAATCCGCCTGTGATCGTGCGGGCGGCTGCGCTCCACACGGCAGAGGCAACGCTGGCTCCGTCTAGGACGGCGGTGCCTTTAGTCTGAAGGACGGCTCCCGCGCCGGTCGAGGCTGGAAGGGTGTCAGGCACACTGAAGGTGATTGATGTGCCGGAAACGACCGAGGCCACCGTGTAGTCGCCATTCCAATCGGAGTAAAAAGCTCCTGAGACCGTGAAGGTGTCGCCGACTTGGTAAGGGTGGCTGTAGGCCAGCGTAGCCGTGGCGGTCGTGCCGCTGCGGGTAGCCGTGAATGGCATGGCGGGGCCGTAGGTGACTCCGTAGCTGATTGTGCCGCGCACGGGGACGGTGAGGCGTCCGGTGAGATTTCCGCTGGCGTAGCTTACGCCAGAGCGGACATCGGTGGGGGCGGCTTGGCCGAGGGCGTTGTCGGCAGTGAACATATCCACAAAGGTGCCGGTGCCATTAAGGGCGTAGCGGGTTCGAGAGGCGGCAGGGGTGGTGAGTAAAATTATTCTCGGCGTAAAGACGGGAACATTTCCATTTGATGAAGAAATAAAGGAGCCAGAAACTCGAACCGTCGACCCGCCAGTTGAGCTGACGACGGCATTTGCGCTTGGCGATGCTGTGCAGTCGCCTGTAATGGTAATCATTCCGGTGGAGGCGTTGTTTACGGCAGCGATCACACCGGCAATCACATTTCCTGTAATGGTGAGAGTGCCGATGGAGGCGTTGTTTGCGCCGAAACATCCAGTATTTGTCCCTCCATTCACATTGCCGGTAATGGTGAGCGTGCCGCTGGAGGCGTTCTGTGCGCCGAAGGAAGTGCCGCTGAATGTCCCTCCATTTACATTCCCGGTAATAGTAATCGTCCCAGTGGAAGCGTTGTTTACGGCACCTGATCCTGTGCTATTCCCTCCATTTACATTCCCGGTAATAGTGAGCGTGCCAGAAGAGGTGTTCTGTGCGCCGAAGGAACCATTGCTGGCAGCCGATCCCGTGATATTACCAACAACAAATCCCTCAGCAGGCGAGGCGGCGGTGAATTGCAGGCACCGGCTGGAACCTGTCGCCGATTTATTAGTGACATTAGCAGTGAGCGTGATTCCGTCGTTAAGCGTAAAAATGCCTGTGCCTGCGTTGCTGATCTCATCGCAAGTCGCGTTGGCAGTGATCGTGATGGTGTGGCCTGTCGAGGCGCGGGCTTCGTCGCCGACTCCGGGAATGATGCTGCCTGTCCATGTGGTGGTTGCATTAAAGTTGCCGCTTTGGGCAGAGGTGATGAGTGCCATGGCTTAGAGTCCTTTCGCTTGGAGGTAGGATTGGAGTGCGGATTGGATCGCTGCGACGGCTTGCTGAGTGGCTTCGTCGCTGCCTGCGAGTGATCCGAGAGCGATGCCCTTGGCCTCGGCGTCAGCAGTGATGACCTCTCCGTTTTCAACGCGGGTCGGGACGAGGCGCATGGCGACATTTGCGTCAGTGCTGCCGTCTCCGTTGTATTTGCCGTTGATGGCAAGGTTGAGCGAGAAACGGTCGTAGGATTTGCCGTCGATGGTGATGGGATTGGTTGCGATCATGGTGGTGTTGGATTTGAGGTTTAAGAAAATTGGAGGGAGGTTTTGGAAGACCACGACCCGGCGGCGCTGGATTCTTGGGATGTGGTGCCGGAGGCGTTAAAAATGGTGCGGGAGATTTCCCAGGACTCGGAGTCATACACCGAACCGGTGTTCGGGAATTCTGAGTAAAGAAGGTATCCGAGGAAGGTGGTGGTGCCATCGGCGGAGAGGTCGAAGGCCCAGACGCGATCTGGCGCGTCTTTGGCACCGGCGAGTTTGTAGACCGTGCCGTTCGGATGCTTGGCGTAAATCTTCCGATCTGTGTGGTTGATCGAAATCGCTCCGGGCGAGAGCTGGTCTGCGGTTGGGATTTTGCCCGCGACCGTCGAAAGTTTGGGAACTATTTGTGTGTTTGCCATGTGGCGTTTTTTGTTTTGCGGAGTTTTGACCCCCCGCGTGGCGAGGCGCTATTTGAGCGCCCCGCCGGGGTTGGGTGGTTTAGGGACTAGTAAACGCCGCCATCTATCGTGCTCTCCAAGGCGGAGATACGAGTCTCGTGGTCGGCTACATCGGCCTCTACGGCGTCGAGGCGGCTGTCCGCGCTGGCGTTTTCGAGGGTGGTGATGCGGTTGGACAACGAGGTATCGGCTGTCGAACGGGTCGAGCTTTCGGCGTCCAGATTGCTCTGAACTGCGGCGATGTCGGACTCGAGGCCGGACACATCCGATGCGCGGGAAGCGGCTTCGGCTGAGACTGCGGCGATGCGAGCGGACTCTTCGTCCAGGATGTCTTGCTCGGCGGCGCTGACGCGGGTGGTCAGGGCGCTGAGATCGCTCGAGACGGTGTCGATGTTGCCTTGGAGGCTGGAGTCGCCGGAGGTGCGGGCGGAGGTCTCGTCAGCGATCGAGTCGTTGATCGACAAGATGGCGGCTGCGAGGGCGTCGTCGTTGGTCAAATCGACCGAATTGATCAGGGTGACGATTTCCGCGAAGCTATCCTTGTCGGCCGAGGAGGCGCTGAGGATCGCATCGATGCGGCCTTTTTCCGTGGTGATCTTGCCGTCCAAAGCGGTGTCGGCAGATTCCAGAGCGGAAACGGCGGAGCTGATCGCGGACTGGCGAGCGGATGTCTCGGCGGCGATGTCGTCAGCGAGGTCGCTCTCGGCACCTTGAGCGCGGGTGACTTCAGCGGCGAGGTTCGTGGTGAGCGTCGAATCCGCTGCTTCGCGTGCCGATTGCTCGCTTGAAACGGCGCTGTCAACATAGGTCTTCTTGGCGAAGACATGCTCGCCTCCGATTGGAAGGACTCCTTCGGCTGTGCCGATGAAGAGGGACTTGTTGAGCGTGTCGAATGCGACTTCACCAGTCTGCAATGAGACGGGAGCGCCTGAACCGCGTTTGATTTTGATGATTGGATTGGCCATGGCTAATTAGGTGGTGGTGGTGGTTGGTTGGGCTGTTCGTGGGTGGGTGATTGTCAAAAAGTGCCGGCGTCGATGACCGGGATCATGAGTGCGTAGGCGCTCGCGGAGGGTGACCAGCGGTAGGGCATGCCCTCGTCCATCGCCATATACAGGCGGTCGGGTTTGCCGGTGCTCGGGAAGGCGGAGCGGCTCGGGTATTCGACGACGCTCGGCGGGAGGGTGAGATCGAACGAGGAGAGGTCGAGCGTCTGCGTGATGTTGGATTCGGTAATCGTTGTCATGCGTAGACGAGAGTCTCCCGGTTAGCCCACGATCCGGTGGCGGAGGCGGTGGCGAGGATTTGGCCTGCGGCGTTGAGGGTGCTGCGCTTGACGGTCCAGGTGGTGGCGGTCTCGGGCAGGGCTGGCGCGGCGGGGCGGTCGGCGTTGAGGAGGCGTCCGCTGTAGGTGGTGAGGCCGTTGGCGCTGATGTCGAATGCGTAGAGGTAGAGGGTGGGATCGATGGGCGGTTGGACGGTGCGGAGGCCGAGGGCGGTGCAGGAGATCTGCATTCCGCTCGAAGGCGCGGTGTCGAAGGTGATCGTGCCGGCGGCTTCGCTGACCGTGTAGTCGGTGGTGGGGGTCTGTGTGACGCCGTTCAAAGCCACGAGGACATGCTCGGGGTCGGAGCTGACGAGGCCGTCGATCGGGAAGGTGGTCGAGACGCCGTCACCGATGCGGACGGTGGTGTTAATCGAGAGGCCGGGGGCGGCGGCGATGATGAAATCGGTCAGGCCGATGAT